TCGGATGTCGTATCTAATTTAATAGGCGCTTCTTTTAAGCGAGCCATAACTTCTTCTGGTTTTATTTTTGCTGCAGTATCATCTGTAGTTTTATCTGTTTCCGCAGTTTTATCCGAATCTAATACTTGTTGATCTTTTACAGCTGATTGTTTCAATGATTCCAATTCAGCTGACAGTTGTATAACTTGATCTTGATATTTTTTTGCCACTACCGCAGTCATAAATGGCTTTATTTTAGGAGCTAATGCATCGATATCTTGTTGAAAATATACCGGTGCTGATCCTATATAATATTTAGCTTGTAAATTATCGTCTATTACTGCTCGTAATTTTTCTGGTTCCCAAATATCTAATCCGGTTGATGATTCAATATCAGTACCCGATACATCAATGTTAGTAATATCTCCAGCAATTGAATTAAAAACATAATCAATAGGCAATACCATTACATTAAATCTAGTTTTTCTTTGCGCGTCTTTTAAATCCGGTCCAAATAAATATAAAAATCTACCATCCGCCCATCTACTAGTTTCACCAAACATTTCATCATTTTTTAAATTTTGAATTACTTTGTCTAGTATTTGTTGATCAGTATATTCTCCTAATTCGATAGTAGATTTTATTATGAATGCAGCACCCGGAGGGTCTTGTTCTTGTGCCAATTTAACAAGCTCCGGAGCTCCAGGAGTTTGGCGTACAAATTTAAATCGTTGTTTACCGTCAGCTTCAGAAAGAATATTTTTTAATTTTATCATTAGTATTCCAATTTCTTTATTATAAATATCACCAATCCACCATTACGAGTTTTCCGTTCCATTTCATGATATTATCTGATTTAAAATCTAAATCTAAATCTAAATCCGGAATATTTAGTTTATTTACATCAACTCGTAACGCATCGATAAAATTTAAAACTTCAACATCAATTTCATTTTTATTTGTATTATCTACAAAATCAAATATTGAAACTTCACCACCTTGTTCATATGAATATGATTTGTATTGATCGACTGCCGAATCAATTTTACGTTTTAATGCCGTTGATAATTGTTCTGCGTTAGCCATTATAATAACATCTTTATAATTAGAGTCCATTTCCGTTAAATCGCCAACAAAATAAACAGGAATAAAAGTTGAATATTCGGTTATTTTATTTTGTATTTTTCGTGCAACTTCTATTTCATCTGTACTAGTTGTTATTTTAAAAACTTTATCTTCGCCATCGATTTGATAAACTCGGCCATTGTCTCCCGCACCGATGTATTTAAATTCTTTAGATTGAATTTTACGTGCAAGATTTTTTAATTCCACATCGGTCATTTCAAAAAGAAGTTGTTTTAAACGTATCATGATTAACCTTTAGTAATATTTTTATCTAAATCAATGCGAATTAAAAAATTCATATCAACATCATTTCTTTTTCGAATAGGCTGAGCTAATTTTCCTATTGCTAATAATTCACCAGCATCGTTGTATAAACCTATAGTAGTTATATATGGTGCAAAATCGCTACCACTAACAAAACTATGATATGTTACATCATCATCTTTAGTAAGAGTTAAATTTGTTGACATATTAAAGTCACCGGCATCTAATTTAGCAATAACACTTAATTCGTGAATAGTTACCGTGCTTTTATAAGTTACCTCTGTAAATGTATTAATTACGTCATTACACCGATAATCTGGAGTTGATACTACGGCAATTCCTTGTTTTGTAAATACGTTTCCTACATGATTTGTTTGTAATAATTTACCAGAAGTTAATTCGGCAGTTGCTAATGATGAAATTTCATTAAAGTTTAATGCTCGATTATAAATACGTATTTCATCTACCGATCCCGTTAAATTTGAATTTTGCGTATCATACCCCCCAATTGAAATAGGCATTGTATTATCGATCCGGGCCGATGCAGTAAATGGAGAAAGTGTATTTGTTAGCAATACTGAAGAACCAGATGCATTAATCGTTCCATTAACGTAAATTTGAAAATTACTGCCTGTTTTTTGACATACAAAATGATTCCAATTACTAATATTAAATGCAGAAGATGTAATTTGCGTTTTAAATGTAGTACTACCAGCAATAGAAAATACAATTGTTTCATTACCGCTACTGCCACTTAATTCAACTTGAAATGGATATTGTGGCGTTAGACTACTAGTAGATTTTGTTAAAATTATTTTATTAGATCCAGAATTTGACGCAGATACCCAAAATGCTATAGCATAATTGTGATCTCTATCGTATAATCCGTCAATCGTCGTTTGAATATATCCATTTCCAGAAAACTTTGCTGCCAATCCTACCGGTAAATTACTTACATCGACATCCGGGACGCCGGGTTCATATGTTACATTCTCACTAATATATGAAATTCTAGACGTATCAAAATATTCATTAAAACCTTCATACCATTTTTCTCCAGTTACTAAAGAACTAGTATTGATACTTTCTAATAAAAGATTTCCATAACGATCTGAAATACTGGTATATATTGCATCTTTTATTATAAATGATGCCGGTTTAAATGATTCGCCGAATTTTATTTGTGGTATTGAAAAAACAGACGCAGTTTCATACAAATATTTTTTCGTACGATTTAAATCTGTTGGTCCGTATGTTTGAGTAGGAGAATTTTTATGTTTGTAATATAAATGATTAATTGAATAATATGTAACAGTTTGCAAACTATCATCTATATTCTTTGCATCGTTATATGTTAATTCAGATCCTAATGCCGGTAAACTATCTGTATATATTGCACGTAATGGCAATAAACTACTAGTAGAACTCCCAGAAGGTGCCACCCACGATTTATATACAGGAAATGGATTAAGCATAATATCTGCAGAATCTACTTTTTTAAAAACAGTAGGATATAATCCTTCGTATTTATCTTGTATGTTTGCTAATTGTGATTCTGCCATTTCAGTAAAAACCCGTTATACTTTATTATAAATATAACGGGCTCAAAATCATCAGTTGATTTTAGTAATCTAACTTAACTCGTATCAATGCTTCTCGTTGGAAAGATTTTAATAATGGTTGACTTAATTTAGCAACTGCTAACAATTCTTGTCGATCGTTATATAAACCTACCGTAGTAATATATGTTTTTGGATCTCCGATAAATGTAGATTGTGCAATTTGACCAACTGACCCAGTTACATAAGATGGATTATTAGAAAAATTATATTCAGCATTTTTAATTCTAACAAAATAATGTGTACTAGTAATTTTTTCTGAATTACGTGCTTGGAAACCATATGGATCTGAAGTTGATGGATTGGTTAGCAATGCTGAACCGGAAACGGAACGGAATAAAGCAAAATGATTGTTTCCTTCTGAACTAGAACCGGTATTAGTTTGGAAATTTAAATGTTGATCTAACATTTTTCCGTCTAATATCAACGTTCCATAATCTGGATATGCTAATCCAAAATAAGTTGCAGCAGTAGGATTATGTACCCCTGAATTTATTGATCCAGATACAATGTTATAAACTTTACCAGCACCAACATTAGTTGCAGCTGCAATAGAAGAATCGTCAATCAATGTAATTATTCGAGAACCGGATACATTAACACTACCTGTTGCGTTAGTAGGACGAGATCCGGATATTACTCGTAACGGTAATTCAAAATTTCCAGCATCTAAACGTTCTTTTAAACGATTACGTTTAAAATTAACTACATATATGTAATCGGTACTGCCAGAGCCAGCTGTTGTAAATCTCGTATCACTTGGATTTAATAATAATTGTCGATATTGCGAATAGATTGCTTTACTAGGAGAATCATTTAATTGTCCTTGAGAATCAGATCCACTACCTAATGCATGCCCGAATGCTAAAGAAAATTGTATAGCAGCGCCGTCGGCAGTCGGGGTATCTTGATAAACATCAACATAATATCTACGTTGTGATGTAGTTTGAGTAGATGATGTAAAATATGTAGTTAAACTTGCAAGATTATCACTCCATAATCCAGCGGTAACAACTTCCGTTTGATTTGATATTACATCATTTGCTATATCAAATTTCGTATACACACGACCATTTCTAGATAATACTTGAGATTGTTGCATCTCAGCAACCATCTGATTTGCTAACTGTTGTGCTAACTGTTGCACTTGTTCATTTACCGCAGTCGATGCAGCTGCTGCAACAGAACCAGCAGTTTCAGGAAGCTGATTCCTTAAATTTTGAATCGCCGGAGTTATTCTTCCTGGTAATTGTCCGTGTCTCGGTTGTTGTTTTAAACGTGCAATTAAAATGTTTTCATTCATGATTTATGCCTATTAAATAGTAGCAGTTGTTGCTTTTTTAACTGTTAAATTAATTGTTACACTTCCTCCAGTTTCATTTGCAATAATTGATATAGTAGCAGTTTTGTCTTCAATTAATTGTGTTTTAGCTATAACTCGGAATTCAAATCCAGATACTGCAACACTTTGTGCGTCTTCGTTATCTCCAATAAAACGAGGTGTAGTTGGTAGTACTGAATTTTGTAAAGCACGTGTAACTTGAATATCTGCAACGGTTGAATCTGATAAAATTGCTGTATATCCTAACGTCGCATTGCCCCCTTGGAAGTTGCTAGTATTAGGTGCAATAATAGTACTATCACCTGGAGCTAATAAAGTAATTGCCGTATTTCCAACAGTTATAACCGGTATATTAGTTGTTTGTTTTGGTAATGTAATTAATTTATATTTTAATGCTTGAGTTTCATCCGGAATTGCTTCCGTAATTGGCATATTTTCAATAATAGTACCGTAATAATTTGTTCCTAACGGATGATCTGGGTTCCATAATGAATAATCAATTTCATCATCCCCAACTGCGAATTGCGTAATATTAAATGCGTTTCCGCCTTTTGCTAGCAATTCTCGTCCTTTTAATGTTAGAATTGCATCGATTGTTACACTAGTATTATCTAAATATCCCATATTGTTTTAACCTTATTTTATATAAATATACATATTGTTAATTTTGATGCTAAACTAAAACAAATGATCCTTGATCTCCATTGTTTTGATATATCAATTGATTTGGATTAGTAGTACGCCATTCTACAACCGGACCGCCATCTACTGTTTGTGTAGAATTAATATTAAATGCCGGCGATGAAATTTTTGATCCGTTAAAACGATGATTAGAAATTCCTGCAGGAATATAATCTTGTACTTGTGCAAAACTTCCGGATAATCCATAAGTTAATATAGCATAGCTACTAGTTCCATACGTTCCAACTCCATACACAACCCCAGCTAAATCTTCAACGACATATGAAACCGTTCCGGACTGAAAACGATATTCAGAAAATACGCTATCAATGATTGTTGGTAATACCGCCTCACTTCTCCACTCCGGAGTAGATGCAGTAATCCAACTACTTCCAGATAAAATTAAATAATCATATGAATACGTAGTACCATTATATTTTTTTTCTACCGATGCAGTTAAATACATTTGCCATTGATTATCATCTTCGGCAGATAAACTTAAAATATCATCTTGTATAGAACCGGTATATTGTAAATAGTTTCCAGACCCCGATGGATGTATATTTGAAATTTCTATTAAATAATTTGATTCGAATTTTTTAATTGATGGTAATATTGTATCTTTACTACGTTCGAATAAATTTGGTTGTATTAATACTCCCGTTAATTTATCAGCACGTGCCGGTAATAGTTGTTCTAATTGTTTAAAAAATGCTAAATCGAATAACGTAAACATTCTTATATAAGAATTTACATCATTTTTATCAGCATATTTTTTCCAATATTCTTGTGCTTTTTGTATTAAATCTGGATATGATTTATCATTTTTTGATCCTGGATCGCCGATATAATTATCTAAATCAATAAAACCATATTGTGCAATGATATCTTCATCAATCATTGTTTGTGGAGAAAAATATACTCCTAATTTTTTACTATCTAACGGAGCTTTATCATATTGACTACGTTCTGCTCTAGTTTTTACATCTAAAGTTCCAACTAATTCATTTGATTCTAAACGAATTTTATTGTCATCAAATGTGCCACCTCCAATAGATAATGAATCGTAGTAATATATTTCTTCTATAGAATCATATGGAGTTGCTGTAGTCCAGCCAGAGAACGATGCTGATAGTGAAGATAATTTAGGTTGTACACCAACTAAAGATCCAGTAAGATTATGATTAATTTTTTGCGTTAATGGTAATCTGAATAATAATTCATCGTATGCATCAACATTAGCATCATATGCTGCTGGTGCTTTAACATGATTATTAAATGCAGAATCAGCCAAACTACTAGACCAAATTCGTAATTCTTGTAATTGTCCTTCAAGTCGCGATGCACCTAAACTAGTACCTCCTAATACAACTGACCCTGAATAATCAAAAGACGCAGTTGCTGATGCTGAAACTGCTGCTACAATTTTTCCATATTTAGATCTTTTTGCAACAACTTCCAATTTAGATCCAGTGCTTCGTAACATAGTAGTTAACCATCCACCATCAAACATTTCAATATTAGCAGAACCCGTACCATTAACTAATATAGTACCTAACGTACCACTTGTATAATCTATTGTAACTACATTTGACCCAATGGTATATAAATGCATTGTACTAGACATAGTTGGATTAGTAATTACATTATCTGTTCTAAATCTAAGTTCTACCGTATTAATCGATTCGGAATAATTTATAGTAACAGTACCCGCAGGATTTTGTAATAAATCTAATGCATAATCAAAATTCAATTTTTCATATATAGGCACTCGATCAAGTCTAGGTCCACCGTATTCATTAATGGATATTATAGATTGTGGTATACCATAACAAGATAACAATGCTTGTATACTTCGTTTAGTACCTTTAGATTTTAATAATACCGGTAAGTTATTTACAATACGTCGCCAAACGGCATATGTACGATCTCGACCAGATACCGATGGATCTCCTATAGTATTAGACCCAGTTAATGGAGTACCAGTTTCAGATGTTCCTAATACATATTCCCATAAATCTAATCGCTGATTCCCATCTGTTAAGTTCCATCCAAATTGTTTTGCTACCGAATATAATAATTCATTAGGCATTCCTAATTTAGGATTT